CATTACGGTCACATCAGTTGATGCAACATTCAACGGAACATACACCGTCTATGCGCTTCCAGAGTTTGAGTACCTTGGCATCGATAGCGAAGGCGATCTGCTTTACGACTTCAATGTCCCGATCCAAAATCAGGTTCTCTACGCCAAGACCGCAAGCGATGTCTCGCGTGTAGCTGCGACCGGCACGGTCACATACACACAGACCTGCACATGGATCACAGCACAGAATGTGCTTGACTGGCTCGGCATCTCCGTCGCTACGGCTGGCGATCAAGCTTTTGTGACAACTTGTGCAGCTGCATCGAATGCGTTCTGCAGTAGGCGCAGAGCTGAGGCAGGATACACAGGGGACTCACTGACAACAGTTCCATCGCAAGATGTGTATCTCGGAACCGTAATGTATGCCGGCATGCTCTACAAATCTCGAGGGACCGTGGATGTCTTTAGCTCATATCAAGACATGGGTCAGACACCAGTCGTCGGAATGAACGGACAGATCAAACAACTTCTCGGGATTGATCGCCCAGCCTGCGCATGACAGTCTCCAACTACACCGATCTATTCAACAATGCGATGAGCGCGTTGGGAACAAAACTGGCAACCGCTACTGGCTTGCAAGTGGTCACTGATCCACGCAATTTGCGCCCACCGTGCGTTTTCGTGTCAGCACCATCTTTCACAATGTGGAACTACAACATCGCCAAAATGACATTCCCTGTCCAGATCATCTCAATGGGTCCGGGCAACTCAGACGCATTGGGTAACATTCTCAACATGGCTGCATCTGTAATGACCGCGAATGTCGGAGCAACATCAGGATCCCCGACCAGCGTCGATGTCGGTGGGGTAGTACTTCCGGCATACGAGATGATGATTGAAGTACAGGCACAGACCGCATGAGCTTCTTTATTGCATCCAAGCGCCTAGGCAAGATCGGTGATCCATACACGCCTAAGGATGGCATCAACATTGATGCGCTGCTTGCTGGTGGCTTTATTGTGCGCGCCGAAGTATCAACCACAGAAGAAGAAAAACCTGCTAAAACTAAACCTAAGAAAGCATCCAAGGAGTAACCATGCCAACTAGCACATACCTCTCGTCACCAGTAGTTACCGTCAATGCAGTGGATCTCAGCGATCAGTGCACCGGCGCGACCGTGAACATCAACTACGACCAGCTCGAAGCAACCGCTTTCGGCGACACATCACGCAAGTATGTGTCAGGACTCGGATCACACTCAGTCACACTTGACTTCTACGCAAGCTTTGCAGCGACCGAAACTTGGGCAACGCTCAAGGGTCTTGTCGGTACTTCTACCAATGTGATCGTAAAGCCAACCAGCGCAGCCGATTCAGCAACGAACCCTGGCTTGACTTTCACTGGAACATTCTTGGCAGCTCTGCCAATTGTGAACAGTCTTGGTGCTTTGGGAACTATTAGCGTCACATTCAATGGTGGCGTTTATACATCTGACGAAAGCTAACAACTGACCGCGCACCGGTCCGACACGAAAGCGAGAAGAAATGAAGCTGCACCTAAAGGTGACAGAAGCAGGCAAAGACCCATACGAAGTGACGACCAATCTGGTCACACTTGTCGCATGGGAACGAAGGTTCAAGCGCAAAGCGTCAGACATGGCGAATGGGATCGGCGTAGAAGATCTTGCGTTCCTAGCGTGGGAAGCATGCAAGCAAGCGAAGATCGTAGTGCCGGGAGAGTTTGACAAGTTTATTGCCAAGCTCGACTCGGTAGAAGTGAGCGCTGAGGAAATAGAAAACCCTACCCACGCGGAACTCACCGAAGGCTCCTAGCAGAATTGCTGGTCAGTCTTTCGTGGGCTCCGCGCTTCTACGAAGAAGAGTTTGACACTGCCGACCTTCTCACTGTCACTACTGTGTTAGAGGAAAGAAACAGGAAGTGACAACATGGCGAGAACAGGCTTAGAAGTTTATGGGATCAAAGAGACCCTCAAGCAACTGAACAAACTCGCCCCAGATCTTCGTCGCGAAATTACGCGCGACTATAAGCGCATCACTTTGCCAATGGTTCAAGCTGCACGAACTGCCGTGCCGGGTGAGCCACCGTTGTCTGGCATGTATCGCAAGTGGCGACGCGGTGGACCGTGGTACGGATCTAAAGTGGATCAGAAAATAAATGTCAAAATTGACACTCGACGCGCGCGCAAAAAGAATCTAGAAAAGGGCGCACAATACGAGACTCTTGGCGCGTTCGTATTCCAGTCAAATGAAACATGGGGTCAGATCTTCGACATGGCTGGACGAAACCAAGCCAAAGACGGAACCGTCCAGAAGCGTGTCTATGGTGGCAAAGAATACCGATACACATGGAACAACACGCTGATCCAAAACCTCAACATCAACTGGGGTCGCGCGTCGCGCTACATGTATCCAACCGCTGAGAGCTATGAGTCAATCCTCGAGCATGAGATCCAAGGTCTTGTCTGGAAAACTGAACGACTACTCGCAGAAGCAATCGCAAGAAGTGAGGGCAACTAATGGCTATTCGCATTCCCATCATTACCGACTTCCAAGGTGACGGACTCAAAAAAACTTTTGAGGAGTTCAAGAAACTCGAGACCAATTCGGAACGCGCATCCTTCGCTCTAAAGAAAGCGTTCATCCCAGCAACCGCAGCTCTCGCAGGATTGACCGCTGGACTCGCAATGAGTGCAAAGGCAGCTGCAGAAGATCAAGCTGCACAGGTTCAACTTGCGCGCCAGCTCCAAGCAACGACCGGAGCAACCGACAAACAGATCCAAGCCAATGAGGATTTCGTGAGCACGCTGTCTCGTAGCGCAGCGGTCGCCGACGATGAGCTTCGTCCGGCACTTGCCAGCCTTGTCCGTGGTACTGGCGATCTTGCTTCAGCGCAGGACGCGCTCAAGACCGTGCTTGATGTCTCCGCTGCTACCGGCAAGGGAGTCCAAGAAGTAGCAGATGCAGTCTCCAAGGCATACGCAGGCAACACCAAAGCAATCAAGCAACTTTCACCAGAGCTCTACGCGCTAATCAAAGACGGTGCATCCGTTGATGAAGTAATGCAGTCACTCGCTTCGACTTTCGGTGGCGCTGCATCAACCGCTGCAAACACAGCGCAGGGCAAGTTCAAGAACCTCACCATCCAGCTCGGCGAAGCTAAAGAAGCAATCGGAACCGCGCTTCTTCCAGTCGTTGAGATTATGGTCGGCGCGTTTACCAACTTTGCAGTCTGGGCACAAAAGAACGCAGGCGTGATTCTTGGCATTGCGACCGCCATCGGAGCAATCGCTGCAGCAATCGTCGGAACCAACATTGCGCTCGCAGCATGGAAAACCGTCAGCGTTATCACCATTGGCATCAACTATGCGCTCGCTGCATCCTTCACAGCTGTCCAAGTTGCTACCGGTGTAGGCATCGCAGTAGTGATCGCTGGTGTTGCAGCGTTCGCTCTTTACAAGCGCCAGATGAACGGACTCAAAGATGATCTCGGTGGTGTCGCGACTCAGCAAGGACTTACGAATCAGCAGATGCAACGGATGTCCGATGCTGGAAAGTTGGCGACCGAAAGCGTGACCGGACTCAAGGATGCCTCGAGTGGTGCTGGTGGCGCGGTAGACAAGATGGCAGAGAAGATCAAGAAAGCGCGCGAAGAGCTAAACGATCAATTCACGACAGCTCTCGACAATGCGAAGGGCAAGCTCGAAGAAGCGAAGAAGGCTTATGACGATTTCAAGGGCACGGTCGCTGAGTCGGTCACTGGTGAGTTCTCAATCTCTGGTGCAGCCGACGCTGCCAAAGAAGCCGGAACGACGATCCTCGCTCAGCTAACTCAGCAGGCAACAGGCGCGCAAGCGTTCTCCAAGAAGGTCGAGCAACTGCTCACCATGGGCTTGTCTGAGGACGCACTCAGAGCCGTTCTAGAGGCTGGTCAAGAGGCTGGTGGCGCGATTGCCAACGAACTCATTTTAGGTGGCTCAGAAGCGATTACAGGACCTACTGGGATCAACCAGCTAGTCACAGACCTCAACTATGTAGCGGACGCTTTGGGCACTTTGGCTGCAGACAAGTTCTACAAGGCAGGAGTCACGCAAGGCGAGCAGTACCTTGCCGGCGTACAGTC